GGTATGACCCTCGCTGGTGAACTCGATCCTTCTAAGACGGATATGTCTACTGAGGCTGGTCGAAGAGAAGCGATGGGTATCCTCTCTACAGTAGAGAATAGGGCACCTAAGTTTGGTGGTATTACTGAAGCAATTCAAGCACCCAAGCAGTATTCTACTTGGAACAATGAAGCTGCTGCTAATACCGCTGCTAACAATTACTACGGAAATAAATCAACTTATGACACTCTCGTAAGTGATTACATTTCTAATCCCGAAAACAATCTGGGCTTTACTAGCTATCATGCTAATACAGTAAATCCTGGTTGGTCGTCCAAAATGGCAAATCCTGAAACCATAGGTCCACATACTTTTGGTTTCATGAGTGAATACACTCCGGAGAAATCTCCCGTAACACCTAGTACAGTATTTAATACGACTGCTTCCTATGCCCCTAACATGACTGGCATGGTATCAGAAGTAAACGCAAACAAAGGTTTGGCATCTACTGCATCTAGTAAGCCAGAGAGTATGACACAAACTTCCACACAGGAAACTAAAGGACCTTCAGGAGAATCCCGAGGCTTTAGCGGTGGTGGATCTGGAACTGGTGGATCATCTTCCATGTCTTCAGGCTCAAGAACTTCCGGAATGACCGGGACTTCTATGAACTCTGGTAAAGACAGAGATGATAAAACTTCATCAGGATTCAGTGGTGGAAGATCTTATTAACAATTAATGGCTACCCCAACCTTCCTCGATTTTGTAAGGAACCACTTGTGGCCCCAAAGGAGAACTAATGACTAAGTATCGTAACCCCAAACATGAACAAGAAGCTCTGGAACTCGAACAGCTCGAACAGGAGCAGAATTTCATGGCAGAACCAGCATCGTCCGCACAGGATGAAGTCTGGAAGAAGCGCTACGGGGATCTTCGGCGACATGCCGATCAGGTTCAGAATGAAACCAAGACACGTATGGCTGAACTCGAACAGAAACTAGAACAGGCTCTCCGGGGCCAACTTAAGGCACCTAAGTCTGATGAAGACGTTGAACTATGGATGCGTGAATATCCTGAATTCGCTGGTATTCTAGAAACCATCGTACAGAAGCGCATCAGAGAGGCAACCTCTCAGACTGAGGCTAAAATCGCAAAGGTTGAGCTTAAGCAAAAAGAATTGGATGCCCAAGAGGCATTCATGCTTCTCAGAGACCTCCATCCCGATCTGAATGATCTTCTCGCGAAAGATTCTCATTTCAGGAAGTGGTTGGATAAACAACCTGAGAAGTACAAAAACAAGATGAATGGTCTCGATGTGGAAGAAGCTTCACTTGTTATTTCTAAGTACAAGGCCGAAAACAAGAAGTCAACTAAGTCGAAGGTCGATGAGGATGACTACAACGGAAAGGATGCAGCCAAGGTGGTGCGCAACCGTTCTACTGTTGAAGAGCCGGATGCAGATGCTGGTGACTATGAGTTTTCCGAGTCCCAGGTTCAGAAGAATGGAAATCGTTGGTACATTGCAAATGAAGATGCCATCGAATCCGCTATTCGCAGGGGTAAGTTCCTTTACGACATTTCGGGTGGTGCCCGCTAATTAGTTCAGGATTACCTGACATAGATATACATAGAAGACTACCCATTTTGATTGACCCCCGTAAGGGATACTCAAGATACATGGCCTCCTCTTATGGAATTGATCTATTTAACCCAAATTAAATATTTTAATCTCATGGAGAATTTAAATGGCATTTCAAAGTGCAACTGGTTATAATAACCTTCCTAATGGTAAATTTAGCCCGGTAATCTACTCGCAGAAGGTCCAGAAGCAATTCCGCAAGACCTCTGTCGTTCAGGACGTTACCAACTCTGACTACTTCGGTGAAATCTCGAACTATGGTGACTCGGTTCAGATCATCAAAGAACCGGAAATCGCGATCTCTAAGTATGCCCGTGGCGCTCAGCTCACGTCGCAGGATCTCGAAGACCAGGACTTCACCCTCATCGTTGACCGTGCGAACGCATTCCAGTTCCAGATCGACGACATTGAAAAGAAGCAGTCGCATGTAAACTGGATGGATCTGGCAACGGATCGTGCAGCTTACAACCTGGCTCAGACCTATGACGCTGACATTCTCGGCTATCTGTCTGGCTTCGAACAGCTCACCCTCGGTAGTGCATGGACGGCTCGTACGGCTCCGGTTGGTACGAAGTCTGAATCCACGGCTGACTCGGACGAACTGTTTGCGATCCACAAGCTGGCTCGTAACTCCTTCGTTTCTGGTGGTTCCTCTTCGGACTCGATTGCTATCGGTACGGCTGGTACGTACGACGTAACGCCTCTTCAGGTAGTTAACCGTATGAACCGTCTGCTCGATCAGCAGAACGTTCCGAAGGAAGGTCGCTGGCTCATTGTTGATCCGGTCTTCCTCGAAATCATCATGGACGAAAACTCGAAGTTCATGAACCAGTTCTATCAGGATTCGGAACAGCTCTCCAACGGCAAGCTCTCGGCCAACACGGTCTATGGCTTCAAGTGGTACACCTCGAACAACCTGCCGTTCATCGGCTCGGGTCCGGCTGTCCTCGACAACAACGGTTCGGCTACCGACTATGGTGTCATCGTTGCTGGTCATGACTCTGCTGTTGCTACAGCTGAACAGATCAACAAGACGGAATCCTTCCGTTCTCAGTTCGGCTTCTCAGACATCGTTCGTGGTATGCATATGTACGGTCGTAAGATCCTGAAGCCTACCGGCCTCGTTCGTGCAATCTACAACAAGGCTAACTAATAGGTCATAAGGAGAAATATAAATGGCTACTATTACTACTCTCTCCAATCCTACCTACGCTACGGCTAACCTTGCCCCGCGTACGATGGATAACGCTAACTTTGCCTATAAGGTATGGCGTGAAATCGACCTCGCTGCTGCTGTAACTGCCAAGGGTTCCGCTCTTGCACAGGCAGACGTTATCGAGGCTCTTCGTCTTCCGGCTGGTGTCCAGATTCTGGCTGCTGGTGCACAGAAGACTGCTGCCATGACTGGTACTTCTACGGACCTCACCTTCGACATTGGTATCACCGGTGTTGACGTTGACATCTACGTAGACGGTTGGGACTTTGACGCTGCTGCTGTTGGCTCCTATGCCACTCCGGCAGGTGTTCAGACCCCGGCTCTCGTACTCTCGGCCTCCGACACGATTGATATCCTGTTTGCTACGCAGACCGGTACTGTCCTGACGGGCAAGGTCATGGTTTGGGCTGTAATCGTTGACGTGACTGTTGAGTCCCGTGGCGTAATCGCTCAACCGAAGTCGTAATTAATCTAACTATTGGTGGGGTCCTTGTGGCCCCATCATTCTATAATAGGGGTTAATTATGGATAACGAAGGATTGGATAAAAGAATATCCGTCCTTGAGCAGTGGAGAATTCTCGTTGATGTATCTTTGGGTAAACATGAAGTTAACTCAGAATACATGAAAAAAGAATTCGCTGAACTCAAGGATGAACTAAAAGACATCAAACGAACAGCTAAGAATCTTAATTGGACAGTTTGGAGTGCGGTTATTCTAGCATTCTTGCAGTTTGCCCTGAAGGGTGGACTTAAGGGTTTTATTTAAAAAGGTGAGCAATGGGAAGTTCTTTTCTAAGTCTGACTAACAGAGTCATCCGGAGAATCAATGAAGTCGAACTAACAGAGACTTCCTTTGCTTCCGCTAAAGGTATGCAAGCAGTTGCAAAGGACTGTGTAGTTGATGCAATCAATGAGATAAATCAACAAAAGTGGGAATGGCCTTATCATGCCATCACAGGTACTCAACTTCTGACTATCGGCCAGAACATGTACACATGGCCCGCAAATTTTAAGTCCGTCGATTGGCAGTCATTCAGAATTGATCGAGATGACACACTAGGTGTTGCCTCTGAGACACTGCCTGAAATCGATGTAGACGAATTCTATAAATATTTTAGAGACCTCGATGAAGGAGCTTCCCCAAATGGGCGTACGGTTCCTCGACATGTATTTAGAAATCCTAAGGGTGGTTTTGGAGTAACTCCAGCACCTGAGAAAGCTTATACTGTCTCTTACCTCTATTACAAAAACCCATCTGACCTAGTGTTGTTTTCCGACACCACAGATATTCCGAATCAATTCGATAACGTCATTACATTTGGTGCACTATACCATCTGAACCTCTTTAGAGAAAATCCTCAGGGTGAACAAATCGCTGAGAATAAATTCCAAGAGGGTATCAGAAGTATGTACGAAATCCTTGTAAAGGACGCACCCCCTTATGTATATGATGGACGAGTTAATCTGGGTGGTGGTCCATTCTATAGTCAATCAGGAGCTTATCACCTATGATGGAAGATTTCCAGAGCCAGAAAGTTGTTTCTATTGGTGGGTTGAATTCTAACGTCAACCACATTCAATTGTCTGATAATGAACCTCTGCTGTCGAACTCCAGAATTTTGAAGCCTCTCTCTTTGGGGGATATAGAAGACTCTCTGGTTATACTCCACTTTCTGTATCATCCCCTGAAGTCGATTCAGCAGGAGCTGAAGGCCGTATTCTTACCGTAGCATTCTATGGTGAAGACATCATTGTAGCAAGAAAACAACAGGCAGGCAACACATACGACTTCTACATTTTCAATGGTACTGGATGGACTAAACTTGTAACTGGTCTCACAAGAAGTTCTGTTGGTGTAACTAGAATACGATCTGTTGAATTCAACTTTAATGGCACACCTAAGATTTGTTTTGTAGATGGTGTCAATCCTGCTTGTTTGTACGACGGTACTACTTGGGTTGAAATCACTGCTGCACATACCGGTGCTAACTACGCCAATGCAGGTGGAAATCAAGCTATCGATACACCTTCTTATGTGAGTGTGTTCAAGAATACTCTTTTCCTT